TGCCTAACCCGACAGGATGGCGCCTGCTTGTGCTGCCATACAAGGGGAAAGGTGTAACTGACGGCGGCATTGTCTTGACTAAATCAACCATAGATCGAGAAGGTCTCGCTACCGTGGTTGCTTATGTCTTAAAGCTAGGCCCACTTGCTTACCAAGACTACGACAAATTTGGCGGAGAAGCTTGGTGCAAAGAGGGGCAATGGGTGCTAATTGGTAGATACGCGGGCGCCCGTTTTGCTTTAGAAGACGATGAAGAGGTAAGGATTATCAATGATGATGAAGTCATTGGCACCATCCTTGATCCTGATGATATTAAGTCTTTGTGAGGTGAAACATGTCAGAAGAAACTTTAAGCGAAGCCCTCGCTAACCTCGACAACGAAGATTACATTCAGAGTGCTGCGATCCCAGAAGATAAAAGAATGTCTTCTGACGATCCTAGCGATGAATCGACGTATGTTGAATTAAGCGAAGAAGAATACGAAGAAATCAATCCTGTTACCGAAGATGAAGTTCAAGAAGAATTTCAAGGTAACGAGGTTGATTACGAGGAAGACGAGATTGAACGTCGAACTCGAACAGCGCAAGAACGAATTAACAAAGCAGTCAAGCAAGCTAAAGACTATCAGCGTCGAGAACTTCAAGCTCTTCAATACGCAAAGCAATTGCAAGAAGAAAATGAGAGGATATCTAACCAACTAAAAAGCGCCAGTAGGCAATCAGCAGAACAGAACCTGCAAATGCAGGAAAGCTATTCTGTTGAGTTCCAAAATCGCATCAATGCTCAAGCTGAAGCTGCAAAAAGACAGTTGTCTCGAGCATTTGAATCTGGCGATCAGGAGGCTATGGTTGAGGCTCAACAGTTACTTGCAAGGAGTGAAGCTGATAGGAGTTCTCTAAACAAGTACAAGCAAGAGCTTGAACAGTACAAAAAAGACTATGCCAAGTGGGTTCAAGACCAAGCGCAATACGAAGCCTACATGGCACAACAGGTTGCTCAACAACCTCAATATGTCGAAGAGCCTGTTTATCAGGAACCTTCGGAAAAAGCCCAGACGTGGGCGTCCAAGAATGAATGGTTCGGAAGAGACCAAGTAATGACCAATGTTGCCTTTGCAGTTCATCAAGAACTGGCAAATAGCGGCGTTGACTTGGAATCTGATGAATACTATTCTGAACTTGACAGAAGAATCCGCGCAGAATTGCCTCATAAATTTAGCGGAAAAAAACTCGCGGGAAACGGCAGACCCGTCCAAACAGTCGTTTCTGGATCGCGCACAACTGGAAGTGGACGCAATCAAAATGATCGTAGGATTGAACTAAGCCCTAGCGAACAACAACTTGCTCGAAAATTAGGTGTTCCGTTCAAAGAATACGCAAAACAAAAAATGAGGCTACAAAGATCATGAGCGAAGAAAACGTAGAAACAGCGGGATCAAGCCGAAAGCCACGTAGTGCCAGCTCTCGAAACACTACCAGCCAGAGGAAGCCATGGACTCCGCCTCAAGTACTGGAAACACCACCTGCTCCCGATGGGATGCGGTATCGCTGGATTAGAACTGCGATTCGAGGTGAGGAAGATAAAAGCAACGTACACATGCGAATGCGTGAAGGCTTTGAGCCTGTACACCCAAGTGAAGTAGAAGGTTACAGCTTGCCTGTAATCGACGAGGGTAAAAACGCAGGAACAGTTGGCGTTGGTGGACTCATGCTCGCCAAGATTCCAGATGAAACGGCAGAAGAAAGGAATGCTTACTATTCACGAAAGACGGACAATCAAATGGCCGCTGTCGATAATGATCTCATGAAAGATGAGCATCCCTCTATGCCTATATCCAGAGAGCGCAAAACACGGGTATCATTTGGTGCTTCTAACAAATGAACACCTTGATTGTGTAAAGGAGAACTTAAATGGCGAATAAAGACGCGCCTTTTGGCCTCCGCTATGTGCGTAATCTGCAGGGTAATTACAACTCTTCAGGGCAGTCTAAGTATCGTTTGACCACTGCGTCAGCAACGAACACGACTGCTATTTATCAAGGCGACATCGTGACTCAAGATACCAATGGTATCGTGACTCGAATCGCTCGCGCAGACGGCGGTGGTGCTACTTCAGCAATTATTGTTGGAGTTTTTAATGGGTGTTTTTACACCGACCCGACAACCAGTAAGCCGACTTGGAGCAACTACTGGCCTGGCAATGCTGCCACGGACGCTGTTGCTTTCTTGTACGACCATCCTATGGATGTGTTTGAAATTCAGGCAGACGCAGCGTTCCCTGTTGCAGACCTCTGGGGCAACTTTGATATTGTTGACAACACAGGTACTGGTAACACTGATAGTGGTATTTCATACGTCGAACTTGACGTAACCACTGGTGCTACTACTGCAACCTTGCCGCTGAAGGCGCTTGACATCTCTACAGATCCCGATAATTCGGACGTAGCTTCGGCCAACACTAACGTGCTTGTTACCATTCAGAATCATCTGTTTGGTCAGAAGCAAGTTGGTTTAGCGTAAGGAGGGCTGAATAGATGGCAATTTCACGCGCACAACTAGCGAAAGAACTGGAACCAGGTTTAAACGCCTTGTTCGGTATGGAGTATGCTCGGTATGAAAACCAGCATGCCGAAATCTTTGAGACAGAGTCTTCTGATCGAGCATTCGAGGAAGAAGTTCTGATCGTTGGTTTCGGTAACGCCGCAGTCAAAGAAGAAGGTCAAGGAGTAGAATTCGACTCAGCAAGCGAAGGTTTCACCTCTCGCTATACGCATGAGACGATTGCTCTTGCCTTTGCTCTGACCGAGGAAGCGGTGGAAGATAATTTGTATGACCGCCTCGGCGCTCGTTATACAAAAGCTCTTGCCCGAAGCATGGCACACACCAAGCAGGTTAAAGCTGCAAACGTTCTGAACAATGCGTTCAGCAGCAGCTATACCGGCGGTGACGGCGTATCCCTTGTGAATACGGCTCACCCCCTTGCTTTTGGTGGCAACTTGGCCAACCGTGCAACAACTATGTCAGACTTGAATGAGACTTCTCTTGAGAATGCTCTTATCTCAATCTCGACTTATGTTGATGACCGAAACATGATCACGGCCCTCAAAGGGACCAAGCTGATTGTTCCGGCTCAACTGCAGTTTGTTGCTGATAGGTTGCTCGAAACGCCTGGACGTGTCGGCACGGCAGACAATGACATCAACGCAATCAGGAACATGGGGCTGTTGCCGGAAGGCTATGCAGTTAACCATTTCTTGGTTGACAACGATGCATGGTTTGTCTTGACTGATTGTCCTGACGGCTTCAAGCACTTTGAAAGAACCCCGATCACTACTTCTATGGAAGGTGATTTCGACACTGGAAACGTGCGTTACAGAGCCCGTGAGCGTTATAGCTTCGGATGGAGTAACCCTCGTTGCGTGTTTGGTTCTCAAGGAGCCTAAAACTAAGAAGGGGGCTTTTGCCCCCTTTCTTTTTTATGTAAGATCAATCTATCCCTGACAGTCGCATGGGGCGACTGACTCAACCCAAGACAGGAGATACACATGGGTACTACCACTTTTTCTGGCCCTATTAAGGCTGGAACGATTAAAGATACCACGGGTTCCACGGTCGGAACTGACATTAAAAACGTAGGCTCTGTCCTTATGGCTCAGTCTGCTGTTATTGATATTGCTGGTGCAAGCAGTGCAGACCAAGTTGTTGCCACTATTCCGGCAAACTCTCAGATTGTTGATGCAATCTTGAACGTAACCACCGCTAATGATGATGGCACCGCATCTACTGTGGTTGTTGGTACTTCTGCCGACGCAGATGCGTTTATCCCATCTACTAGCGTACAGTCTGCCGGTACTACTCGTGGAACGCTAGATACCGAAGCCACGGACGTTGGTGCTACTGACATTCAAGTTTTGGCTGATTTTGCTGCTACTGATGGCGATGGTACTGCTGGCGTTGCGACCGTAACTATTCTGTACATCCAAAACAATAACCTCTCTTAATTGGAGGTAAATCATGTCCTCTGATGTACTAACAAAACGAGTTACTGGGACCGGCTCTTTAGCCGTTGGCCCTGCTAGAGTTCGTCAGATACAGGTTGTGACAGGTGCGGGCGCAGGACGCCTTACTGTTACTAATGGTAACGGTGGTGACACAGTGCTAGATATCGACTTTCTAGCGTCTGATTCGCACTCAATCAACATCCCTGACGATGGTATTCGTT